CCATTCTATTCATATAGAAAATCAATATTTCCTTCAACTTATCTCTATGTGCTATCGCTTGATCCCGTATAACTGGGGGGGCATCTTTGGATACCACCATAATCTTGTTCATGGCCATCTCAGCCATTTCTTCTGGCGAATGACCTCTGTTGTTACTCGTAAATACAAAAGGATCAGGTATCTCCGTCATTACGCAACGTCTCTCCTAACCCTGTCATACCTATATTGATCTCTGGTCTGGAGGCCTTCACCAAGATTTTTCAACCACTGAAGCGACTCTTGAAATCTTGCATTATAAAGTTGAAGAATGTCAGCTTCGCCTTTCATAAAAGTATAAGCCTCAACCAAACTACCATATAAAAGAGCCAGTTCTGCGTTGTCCCCTAGATAACTTGTGCCATCACCACTAGCAGTTATAGACGTAGGTCTATAAAAATAATGTAACTCCATGGTGTAGTCTGAGTCAGGAGTTGGAGCCAACAAAAAACTGTCATTGTCCCAATCAGCATAGAATCGAGGAGTTCCTGTGGTAGCGGGGTTAGGGGTAAAATCTTGCAGGGCCGTAACGTTTTTGTACAGAAGAAACTCTTTGCTAGATGAATTAATCACACTCAAAGAATTTTGGGACAAGAAATCTGCCGGCTTGGATAAATATTGATTACCAGAGGTAGCAGAACCTTGCGCTGCTTTACGAAAAACATCCAACTGAGTTTCTTTTAGAATACGCTCCTCTGCGTTTATTATGAATCGAGACAACTGACTAACAAACGTGGATTCAGTGTTTTGCGTGTAATCCTGTATAGCTGTCTTCAAAGTTGTAAAAGTATACGCCATATCATGCACTCACCGTTACGGGACCGACAGAAGAAAACCCACCGCCACCCCGGGTGTTTCCAGTGGTGGCTGTTCCGCTTCCAGAGGTAAAAGTATAACTGTCATCAGTTACCTTTGTAATAGAAAAGCCTGAAGAATTTTCTATAGCCGCTTCTGTAAAACCATCAAAAGCCTCTACTTTTCTAAACCGCACAGTATCTCCTGTGCTACGACCATGATTTACTTCTGTGACTGTTATTACCGCTGAACCACTGGACCCAGACTTAAAAGAATTAAAAGGTAATAGAACCTCCGGAGCAGGTTCTGTCCTGGCAGATCGACTTAATTTCAAAGCTTGAGGATCAGCCAAAACTTTTCTGGGT